AGCCAAATGTCGGCACAGTCTGACATGCAAGTAAGCGCGGCAGAGACTCAGATCAAAGCGTTTGATTCTGAAACCAAGCGAATGCAAGTACAGGTTGACGCTCAAGAAGCTGGAGCGGTTATCAAGCTCAAAGAAATAGAGCAGTTTAACAAGCGCGTCCAGGATGAGAACAAAATGAACCTTGAACGCGGTAAGGCTACGGTGCAATCGTTCGCACAATTAAGGGGAAGCGCTAGACAATAACCCATGTTTGTGCTTATCGCATAATACTATTATAATTAAACCTACTGAGGCGCACAGGTTAAACGCAAAGATTACTTGTGATCTTATCCACAAGGCTATCGTTAATCTACGAGTAAATTAGATATGAAAACACTGGACGACATGAAGAGAGAAAACGCAGAAGATGAGATAGTTGAAGAGGCCGCCCCGCAGGTTGTCGACGAGATTATTGAAGATGACGCGGCAGAGATCACCCCCGAAGAAGACGAGGCTGAGCAAGCGGAGCAGGCCACAGAAGATACGGAGGCGGTTGAAGTTGAAGCTTGGATGGAAGCCGGGGAACAAGAAGAGGATAGTGATACTTTTACAGCTTCGGACATTGCCGGTTTGCGCCGAAAAATGAAAGGCAAGCTTAAAGGTAAGGACGACGAAAACGAAAGATTGCGCCAAGTAATTGAAGGTCTTCGTTCGGGCGATGTACAACCACAATCACAGGATATTAAACGGCCTAAGATTGATGATTTTACGACAAGCGAAGAGTACGAAGACGCTTTCGAGTCTTATTTACTTGCTAAAGTTGAGAATAAAAACAATAAATCTCAACAGGATCGGGCGAACGAGGCAAGAGACGCTGAGCATAAGCGCAAGATGGAAACCGAAGTTGACGCACACTATCAGCGGGCTGCTGAAATGGTCAAAACCCATTCAATAGCGCCAGAGCGGTTCAAGGCGGCAGATAAAACATTTCGCGATGCTATGGAGGAGGTTAATCCAGGGCGTGGTGACAATGTCGTCGATCACATGTTAAGTCTATTGGGTGAGGGAAGTGAAAAGGTTGGTTATCATCTCGGTAATAACAAAGCAGCACTGAACGAACTTAAGCTTCGCATGATGAACGATAAAGCTGGTCTTTCTGCAATGGCGTATTTGGGAGAGTTAAAAGCCAAAGCAACAACGCCCGCAAAAGTTACACGAAAAGCGCCTAAACCTGCAACCTCGTTGGGTGGAGACAAAGGAACGGGAGAGGCTAAAAGCTTATCCGCTCTAAAGTCTGCTTACAACAAGGCGAAGGATGGAAACGCCCGTATGAGCGCACGAATGGCTTATAAGAAGGCTGGCGGTAATACAAAAGAACTCTAATTTAAAAGGTAATTAACATGGCTAGTCAAGGTAAGATAGCAGAAGTAATTTTTGAAAACGCGATTGAAACTTACGAGAATCAATCAATGATGCTTGATAAAGTTGATCGATTCGAGCCAGATTCCGCAACGATGCAAAACGCATCCAACGTGATTTGGCAGAACGTCCAGCAATCAGCCCCTATTATTGAAGGTTGGGACTTGACGGGACAGGCGACCGACATCATCGAGGAGACTTATCCGTCAGTATTGGCCACTCCAAAGAATGACATTTTTGAGCAGCGCGCCGATAATATGCGCGATATGGGATTTTGGGAGCGACGCGGTCAGCAGTCAGGACGGCAACAGGTAACAGAGTTAAACCGATCTATTTCTGACGCTATTACAACTCAGGGTTCAGTTTTTTATCGGTCAAATGCTACAAGTGGCTACGATTATGTAAACGAAGCCAATACCATTTTGTCAGAACGCCAAACGGCCAACTCTGGTGATCGTTACTTTGGTATGTCTGATCGTTCGATGTTTAAGTTCTCTAGTGATCTAGCCGGCCGTCAAACGCTACAAGGTCGCCCAGAGTCGGATGCGTGGACAAAAGGTCAGATTGGTGCAAACGTTGCCGGTATGGACGTATTTCAATCTTCATCTTTAAGTAACGTGGCGGGCGGTGCAGCTACAACCACGACTACGGCTTTAGTCTCTGAGAAACCAGAGGGCGGTAACGTTGATTCGGTAACTGGTGTTGTAACCAATATCGATTATCGTCGCTCAGATGTTCCAGTTGCAGATAGCTCAGCTTTCGCAATTGGTGATAAAGTCTCGTTTGATAACGCTGGGACGTTCGTCGAGTCATTAGCATTGGCAGATCGAAAGACTACCGGCCAAGCTATGACCTTCACCATTATCGGCAAACCGGACGGAACCACCGTTACAGTCTCGCCTAAACCTATCGCGGTTGACGATCCATCGCTATCTGTATTAGAAAAGGCGTATGCTAATATTGACACTCAGATTACTTCCGGTGCCAATATGACTCGATTAAACACTGACGCTTCAGCGCGTGGCGATATTTTCTGGGATAAATCTTCTATCGAAGTCTTTTCCGGTGACGCTCCGATTCAGTTGCTAAACGAGTTTGGCGGAATGGAAGTTCGAAGCCACACTATGAGCAACGGTCAGACGATGTACATTGCTTATGATGGGGACATTGATAAACTGACGTTTAAGTGTCGCTTATTTACTTGGTATAACGTCACCAACAAAAACCCATCGGCGAACGGTGTTGCGATTAGCTACTAGGTTTCACGGGGCTTCGGCCCCTTTTTAATTTAAGGGTTTTAGTTATGGCAGTTATTTTATACACAAGTAAGGATTCAGGTAAATACGGAGCCGAGCATATTGCGGGCGGTATTGAATGCAAGATGATTCGTGTTGATGTAAAATCTATGAAAAAATACCTAGCCGCTGGTTATGTTGCTAATGTTTCCGATCTAGAAGAAGTTAAGCCGGAAATTAAGGCGCCAAAACCAGCATCTAAACAAGCAAGCTTAAAGCTAAAAGGTTAATTTATGGGACGGTTAAAGGTCGACACTATACAAGACGCATATTCGCAATTGAGGATATCCGGCCTGACCGTAAACCCTACACCTAGCGACCTAGAAACGGCGCTGGTGCGACTCGAAAACATGATGGCAGAGCTATCATCTAGAAATATTTGCACTGGCTACAATGCAGAAGACGAGCCGGACCCCAATTCAGTAACCAACGTAGAACGTTACGCTTGGCAAATGATGGCCACAAATCTGGCCGTTAGACTTATCCCAGATTTCAATAAAGACGTGCCGATGGCGCTAAACCAGTTGGCAGCGGCTTCTATGTCGTCGGTGTCGGCCATTTCAGCTAAAGCGGCGTTATGCGAAACCCCATATCCTAGCAGGCAGCCACGAGGATCTGGTAGCACGCTACGTTATAACAGATGGCAGAGATTTTACCGTCCGACAGAGACGGCGCCCGCTAATTGCGAGACTAAGAATATTCGATTCGAAGAGGTGGCCGACATGGTTGAACACTTCGACGCATACCTGAATAAAAGCGAGCTCATCGACAGCTATACTTTAGACGCTGGAGAGGGTATAACGATTCAATCCGATTCAAACACTGGAACAGATATTAACTATCGCGTGTTTATTCCAAGTACGTCAAACAATACTGGCACTTTCCAGCAAGTGAAAATCACAGTCACAACGGACCAGGGGCGTACTGAAATACGCTATCAAGATTTTAATATTGAGGAATAAAGGATGGCGTTTCAGCAATTTAAATTAGACAGATCAATAAATCAGTCACGCGGAATATTCGATATGTATATCTATCGACCAGATAACGGTGACTTATCCGCAGATGTTCAGGTTCCTGAGTATTTTAAAGAGTCCAGATTTTCCCATGATTGGGTCGATTCAATTATCACTATTGACGTTGACGACGCCTATATAGTCGCAAGAATAAAAGAGTTGGGGAGCCTAGAGGTTCTTTTTGATAGCTCGACATCTGGCGGCTCAAGTGTTACGGCGTTTAATGGCAGGACAGGCGCAATCGTTCCAGATAAGGGAGACTACCTGCCGTTTTATTTGGAGAAAATAGACAACGTCATCCCTATTAATAGTGAGGCCGATTTTCCTACGCAGGACGGATCAACGATCACGCTTGGCGGCCCTGGTGAGCTTGGTAAGGCTTATGTTTTTGGTGCTGATGTCACGACCGCTAAAAATGTTATCGTAGTCGGTAATTGCGTTATAAAAGCCGAGACAGTATTTACCAAATTTGAATTCTCTGGGGTGGGGGATTTTATAACGTTTACAGACTGTTTTGTTGAGCTTGAAGATATAACCCTAAGCTCCCCCAATCGCGTCTGCTTAAAAGGTGTTAGTACCAGCTCTTATTTTTTTGATCACAGAGTAAACCTAGCAAACTGCTTTATCGAAGACTGCCTAAATTTGCTGGTGAGTGATGGTGCGGGCATCATTACCAACACGCTCCAAGTTCAGAACGTAACAGACGACGCCTTAGTTTTTAGTGCTGCTGATGTTGGTATATGCTCACTGAATCAATTGGGCGTCTTCGGTTTGACTGCCGGTAAATCGATGTTTAAGTGCGATCCTTTGAACACCTTTTTTGCTATTCTGGAAATGACAGACACGGCGGGTTTTGGTGATGCTGGAGCCAACTTTATAAATTGCGGTGTCGATAGTATTAATATTCTGCCCGGTACTTTAGCGATTATAAACGGCTGTAATGCCGCATCGTTCACGACTCCGTTGGTGGGTGCTACTGTTGACGATGACGCTTTTATTTTTAGAGATAATTCCGGTATAGCAAACTCAGTGATCTGCGGCTCGTCTTATCTGAACACAGAGACTACGGTCACGGTTTTGGCGGAGGCAACATTTTATAAAGTCAATCAAAACAATTGGACCGCAGTCAAGGGTTGCCGATTAACTGTGACGGATGATGGGGATTTTATTAACAATACATCTCGCGATATGGACGTGAAAATAGACGGTTTTATAACACTTGAGAAAGTGGGCGGCGGTCAGGATATGATTGAAGCGCGGATAGTTTACGACGATAACCCGAGTGACCCGCAATCAATAGCGACTGGAAACCAAACAAAAAACACTGAACCCACCTCAATTCCTTTGACTGGCTTGTTCACGCTGGCGCCGCAAAAGGGCGTATCAATTTGGGTCGCAAATATGGACGCTGTTACTGCCATAAGTGTAACAAAATCGTCTTTTGCAACGCTGGAGCCTGTTTGATGCCTCAACAAACAATGCCTATAACTTTCATTAAAGGCGATGAGATCGGAGCCGAGACGGACTATCGTGACGCCCTCCCAGTGAATATGACGGCAATAGCTCGCCAGAATTTTGGTGCGCATGGTTATATGCTGCAGTCGCCTGGATTGACTAGAGTAACTAATTCATCGGGAGAGGTTAGCTTTCCTTGCAAAGGTGCAGTATGGAATGAGAACTTTGGCACTCAGTTTAGAGCGTTTGGTGATGCTAGTGGCGGGCAGGTAGAGTATGCGGTATATGATGGGCTTGGGGGGATTAGTTTTTCCCTTGTGGGCTTTTGGAATGACGATACCAGTTTGCCTGTATCGCTTCCCTATTCGTTTAACACACAAGGGTTGGTAGCTAAAGGTAATTTTCACCTGATAACCATAAGCCCCCCATCGTTTAAAACGGGAGGCGTAGAAATAGATCCGCTTTTCGTTGGCACTATTGATGCGGTATGGATTGACGGTTATTATTTTTTGACGAATGGCGACTCCCTTTATCACACCGAGATTAATGATGAAGAGCTTGTTCAAGCGTCAGAAAATACGGCGCAATTTTCCCCCGATCCAATTCTAGGTCTAGGCAAGACACAAGATAATAAAGTTATTGTGTTTGGCCGCTACACAATCGAATACTTCCAGAACGTAGGTTCTCAGGGCTTCGCATTTCAGAGGCTTGACGGGCGCGCTGTAACGTCCGGTATCGTCGCCACCCATGCTAAGTGTGAGTTATTGGGGAGTTGGTTTTATGTTGGAGGGCGAAAGTCTGAGGGCTTGGGGGTTCACGTTCTGAATGGCACTATACCTCAGCGGGTTAGCACGCGAGAAGTTGAGAAGGTTTTGGGGCAATACTCAGAATCAGATTTAGTCAATATGAATATGGAGTCCAGAAGCGAGGACGGCATTGATTATGTGATAATCCATCTTCCCAACGAAACACTACAGTTTAACGCTACAGTTTCACAAAAATTCGGCAATGAAAACGGATGGTCTATTCTTAAAACAGGGCTGGATAGTGATATTTGGCGTGCAAACTTCGGCATGTTCGATTCTACTTTGGGTCACTGGATTTATGGTGACGAGTATGACGGGCGAGTTGGGCGACTTGATGACACGGTGGCAACTCAGTATGACGAGGTGCAAGAGTGGATATTGTTCACGCCTTTTATATATCTTGAGAGCGCGTCAATTGATGAACTTGAAATTGAGATAATGCCCGGTCACACAACAACGGAAGACGCAACGGTATTTATATCAATGTCTTACGATGGCGTGACGCACGGGACGGAGTACATTAACGAGTATGGATTGCCGTTCAATTACAGCAAGCGCTTTATTTCTTACCGACACGGCTATGTAAACGATTGGTTTTCCTTCAAATTGAGGGCCGTTAGTCAGTCTCGTATGGGCTTTGGAATGGCGAAGATCAAGTATGGGTAGATTAAGATTGCAGCTTTCAAACATTGAACTTGAGAGTATGACGAGTTGGCCTGCGCCAATGATCGAAGACTATCTAGCTATCAATGACGCGCTGAACTTGGCGACACCCGAAACGGTTGTGATTAGCGCAGAGGTTACGACAAAAGGGTTTCAGATTATTCTTGCAGATAACGCCGCGCCAATGAATATCAACCTAAACCCACGTGCGGTAGATGGTGAGAGGGTAACGGTTAAGAATGTCGGCGCTGGAAATGTTACAATTATAGGTAATATTGACGGCGTAGCTAATGACGTGTTACCGCTTTCAAGCGTTGGAAATTATGTATTTTTCTCCTCGGTCGGATACTGGGTCAAATTTTAAGGGTGATTTATGGGTTTTGGTAAATTTTTAGACGACAAGTTTGGCGTTGACGATAGCGGCGGCATAGCTGGCAGTTATAAAGATATTTTCTTGGATGATGTTTTGGGTATCGACGACAGCGGCGGGTTTATTCAGCCTATTAAGGATAATTTATCCAGCTTTAGCGACACGGTAACGGACGATATTATGGGGCTTGACCCTAGCGGCGCGGGTATTCACTCAATCGGTGATCAGATTGGCGGGGCGCTTGGCGGTATTGGCGGGGCGCTTGGTGGGGGTATTGGTGGCCAAGTCGGCGGTGATGCGCAAGGGTATCAAGACAGGGCGCTCGATTATATGATTGAGTCTGAGCGCGTACCTCAGGAGCTTCGGAATCAGTCTCTTGAACAGTTGGACTTGATTAATAACGACCCTAACTACCGAGCCTCGTACATTGACACTCTTCGAGACGACCCATTTTATCAGCAGTCGCTGCAAGATTCTGAGCAGTCTGTTTTACGAAACGCTTCGGCCACAGGTAATTTAAGGTCGGGAAATACGGCTGTATCGCTAGGACAGCTTGCACCTCAATTATTACAAAACACTTATAATCAGCGTGTTGGTGGCTTAGAGGGAATGGCATACGGCACGCCTTCGAACGCTAATGCAATCGCTGGCCAATATAATAATATGGCGAACACCTCAGAAATGGCAAGGCTTGGGGCTATTCAGACCCAACAAAACCAGCTTGGCACACTTGGAGGGCTTGGTCTTGGCGTTGCCTCGCTATTTTTCTCTGATCCAAGCTTGAAAGAAAATATTAAATTATGCGGAACGGTTAGCGGCTGCAATTGGTATAAGTGGGACTGGAACGAAAAAGCGAAAGGTTTCGGTTTGAGCGGGTCGTCTGAAGGTGTGATGGCTGACGAAGTTGAAGAGGTTTACCCTCACTTGGTCCATCAAGTGAGCGGCGTCAAAACTGTTAATTACGAGGCATTGCTAAATGGGTAACCCATACGAAATACGACCACTTGGCGGGCTTGACCTTGGCGGGGGAATCGCGGCGCTAGGTGACAGATACCGACAATCGAGAGATGTCAAAGAGCAAAAGCAAGCACAGCAAGCTCAGGCGCAGCAGATGCAAGCCGAAAAGCTTAGACAGCAGGAAGTTTTAGGTGCGGCGTCTAAGTATTACCAAGAAGGCAACACTGACGGGTTGGCCGAGCTTATGATACAAAACCCCGCGCTAGCTGATCAGATGCAAAAGAGCGTCAATTT